GTAAATTTTTGCTCGTTTTTTGGACGATCAAAATTAAACTTATCGTATTCGTTTGATACATAACCAAGCTTATTCATGAACTCTTCTGGAGTATATGTCTTGGTCGCTTGATCCCCTGTAAAACCAAATGAACTTACATCTTCAGTAAATGTGTTGGTTTTAGGATCATATGTAGCTGACAAATTAAAATCTTTAGATGCCGGAGAGTTGTTGTATCTTTCAACAAGTTGATCAGGAGTAAAGCTTTGCCTTGTTGACTTCCGATCAGGTATTTTAGCTTCTTCTCTTTCTTTAGCTTTTTTTGCAGCGGCTTCTTCATCAGCAATTCTTTTAGCTTCTGCCGCAGCCTTAGCTTCAGCGGCACGCTCTGATTCTGCTTGTCTTCTAGCTTGAGCAGCCCTTTTGGCTTCTGCTTCTTTAGCAGCTTTAAGTCTATTTCTTTCTTTAGCAGCTTTATCTGCGGCTTCTTTTGCAGCCCTAGCTTGTGCCCTTTCTTTTGCAGCTTTAGCTTCAGCAGCTTCTTTTGCAGCTCTCGCTCTTTCTTGTGCAGCTTTCTTTTCTTCTCGTTGAGCAATAGCGCGTCTTCTTGCAGCGTCTTTCTTGGCTTCAGCAGCTTTCTTGGCCTCAGCAATCTTTTTGGCTTTAGCTGCTTCTCTAGCCCGATTTTCTCTTTCCTTAACTGCCATTGCCTCTTTTTCTGCTTTTACTCTTTTAGCAGCAGCGGCGGCTCTTCTAGCTTCTTCTTCTCTCTTTTTCAAAGCAGCTATCTTTCTTTCTGCTGCTTCTTTATCTTTTTTATCTTTTAGTCTTTTTGCAGAAGCTTCAGCTTGCTCTCTTACTCTTCTAGCTGCATCTTCTCTTTCTTTCTTTTGCTTAGCTTCAGCATTAGCTTTAGCCAATGCTGCGGCGGCAGCGGCTTTCTTTTCTTCTATTTTTTTAGCGGCAGCTATTACTGCTGCATTTTGAGCAGATGTTCGACTTCCAGTCCCGCCTCGAGGAGGTCTTACACCCCTACTTGTCGTTTTTATTGTTCCTCTTCTAGGAGCTTTAACAGGTGTGGATCTTCTTGAAGCTACCTTAGTTGTACCTCTAGGAGATACGCCAATTTCTCGCTCCATAGAAGATGGTCTTCCTCTTCCTCTGCGTGGTGCCATTAGTAAAAACTCCTCATGATTCCGCCGCCAAAGCCACCCATCATTTGTTGAAAACCGCCACCCATTTGCTGTGGTTGTCTTTGATTCATTTGACCACCAAACGGGCTTGGTCCAGCAGTTCGATATTGGGGTTGTCTTTGTGGTTGATTGTACATTCCGCCCATACCGCCACCGTAACCACCTTGCATACCGCCGCCAAATCCACCCCCATATTGAGGCTGTTGGCCGTAACCACCTTGCATGCCACCACCAAACATCGGAGGTTGTGGCGGATATCCCCCGCCGTACATTTGAGGTTGTTGTGCATACATATTGCCGTAACCACCGCCCGGTCCTCTTCCGCCGAATCCACCGCCATAACCACCGCCGTAACCAGGCTGTGGCATTGGCTGAGGATAAGGCATTCTTGGCTGAGGATACTGGGGCATCATAGGTGGTTGTCGGTATCCGCCACCCATACCGTAGTTTTGAGGCATCATTGGCTGAGAAAAAGGTCCACTGAACTGCATACCTGGAAAGCGATTGCCGTAACCTTGATTAGGCTGAGGCATTCTTTGTCGAGAAAGTGGTGAATAACCGACCTGATTTCGCATGGGAAGTTCAGGACCCAAGCTATTCTCCACTCGCATGGGCAATTCAGGACCTAGCGTGATGCGTCTTTGCGATTGCCTTATATCGGGTCGGCTTGGCATCGGACGTTGAAGCCTTATGTTCATACTTTCAGGGCCTTGAGTCATTACTCTAGGCCGAGGCGGTGGCGCACGGTGATTTGTTAGTACGGGCCTGTTATTTCCCATAGGAAGCTGCGATCGCCCAGTTTGTTGACCTACGCGACCAATAAGATCTTGAAGGTTGCCAAATCCTCCCACATATCCGCCACCTAGCGGCTCTTGATTGCGATCGTTGTCCATTACAAAGGGAGGGCTAAGATCGACACGGGTACTGCTTCCATCGGTATAGTAATTAGGATTGCCCATCATACCGCCGCCAGCAGTAGCAACTGGTTGATTAGCTTGACTATTAGGATTATTGAAAGCTTTTTTTAGTCTATCCATAAAAACTTTTGGAGGAGCAAACACTAGAATATGCCTTCGAACTTAGTCCCTCGCTGTGCGTCACCGCCGCCTCGAGACTTACCTTTGCCCATTCCAGGCTTAGGAGTTGCAGAAGCAGATACAGAGTCAATAGACGCGTACTTGACGCGGCCTTGGTCCTTAACAGTGAATCCGCCTTTGTCTACCTTTGGATCTTTAAAGCTTGTGGTTCTCTTAATCATGATTAGTTCCCAAATATGTTTTTGGTCATTTTCTCAGCTACGTTAGCCATTTGTATAGACTCTTGTAACTTTAGCCTATCTTGAGCGGTTTTGTTCTTCATGTCAGCAATGTCTGCCTGAAGATCCATACGCTCTTGATCCATAGCATAATCTTTATCGATTCGATCTTCATCCATTTCCATACGTTGCTGAGCTTCCATGGCTTTTCTTTGAACATCTTTAGCCTTGATATCAAGCTCTTCTCGACGCAACTCAACAAGCGGATCGTCCGTATCTTCTGCCTCAAATATCGGCGCAATCTTTTCAAGCATGTCAGCCGTAATTTGAGCAACCTTAGACTCAATCATTGCCTGCATTGGGTTAGGTGGTGGTGGTCCCATGGGCGCTCCCCCTTGCGGAGGAGCCAGTGAAGGGCTGGCCCCTGGAGGACCACTTGGAGGACCACCCATGGGTCCACCTAACTGAGGCGGAGCCATTCCTGGAGGTGGCCCCATCATTTGCATTTGTTGCTGCATCTGCTGCACTTCTGGGTCCTGCATAGCCTGCTGTCGTGCCATTAGATCAATATGCCCGTAAACATGCGCTTGAATCATAGCGCGAAGTTGAGGATTTGTCTTAACAACAGCAGAGTTATATACCGTGATGTGCGAGTCAATGTGCGCTTGATGATCTTGATCAGGAAACGGTGTAGCTGGCTGCATCATCATAAAGTTAGCATTTTCCATAGCCGGTGCAACTGGCATAGGCTGTGGTGGCGGAGGGGGAGGCGGTAGAATCTGATCTACCTGCTGTACACCCATCGCCTCATACATACGCTTGTAAGCGTTGTACATACCCATAGGACCATGGATTTCAGGGTTAGCCTGAACCATTCTTAACATCTCTTGAGACAACATCACACGCTGACTCATAGAGAATATGTTGGGGTCACTTACAGGAATAATATCTATTCGGTCATCAAAGTCTTGCTGAATCAGACCTGGATTGCCATTGGCCACCATGTACGGATACGCGGCTGGCAAGTTCTCTTTAAACGTTCGCGCAAGAAGATCAAACTCAATACGCTGAGAATAGTGCAATCTTTTGTGGATCGCGCTCATTACGCGACTGCCACGCTCTAATAACGCAACAGTCGTACCAACAGGTGCTTCTTGATTACCATCTCCTACTTGCATATCACCGATAGAGGCGAATCGCTTACCGGCATCAACCAACATGCCAAGCAAGTTTAGGAGGGTGCCGCTAGGTTCTTTAAACGGCAGAGGCATTAGCGCATCACGCAATGAGCCTCCTGGTGCATCCATATCTCGGAACTCACCTGGCTGTAACGGCACATCGCTATCGCGAATACGAATACCCCGCGCCTTAAAGCCAGCAGGTAAGTTCGATAAAGTCCCTGCATCAATCAACTGTCGAAGCAATGAGGTCGCCCCACGGGACAACCCACCGATCATATGCGTTAGGCCGAAACCATAAAAGCCGACACCAGGAAGAAACTTATAATGAACAAAATAATCAATCCGCTTACGCATAGGATCGTTTTGATCGTAGTTTCTTCTAATGGATAGAATTTGAGACTCGCTTTGAGAGATAGTAACAATGTACGGAAGCTTGATACCAGTTTCTTCACCATCGGCATCAAGATCTTCATAACCTTCGATGTCGAGTTCGACATGCATTTCAAGGATTTCACACTCGTCAGAGCTAGAGTTGCCAGATGGCTTAACGCCTTGTAGTTCATCTAATTCCTCCTCTATGTCGCTATCAGAACCAATGTTTGCAGTTCTGTTAGACATATTGGTTTTTCGATAAAAACCTGTTTGCTGAAGCTTCTTAACGTCATTGATTGACATATCAACAACGTGCGTAATACGGACAGCACTATCTAAACTGCTGGCACCGTAAGGTACGACCAAGTTCTCTGAAGGAATAAACCTAGAGACAGGTCTTCCCAGCGTTTGATCAAAGTGAACCTTGCGAAACGCACTACCAGACAATGGCAGATAAAACAGCATCTGGTCGGTTTCAGGGTCATATTCCTTCATGACCTGCGTAATTTGGTAGTTCATGTACTCTTGTACACGCGCAGCCTGGAGGTCGGTTTGCGGAGTACCCAGTCCAACGACTTGAGTCTTCACCGGGCCCCCAGGCGGCAACATTTCTTTATACGCTTGCGCCTGAAACTGCGTAACACTTTCCGCTAAAAGCGGATGCACAATACCGGAAGCACCCTCAAAAGGCTCGCTTCGGTCTTCAAACTTCATACCAAGGAACTCAAGCCCTTCTCGGTAGGTTTGTTCCCATTCCTTTCTAGACGACAAGTCATCCTTGTAATCAGCAATACAGTCGTTGTACAAAGATCCCAGCGTAGAACGATCAAGAACCTCAGCGAGGTTCTCAAAAAAATCATCGCCTTCATCCATCATATCGGGAGGCGGCATACCAATTAACATAGTCCCGTCATCAAGGGTTTCTATGTCATCATCTTCGCTAAACCCAGATCCTAAGATCTCATCAAAAGAATCATCCTCAACGTCAATCTGGATTTCTTTTGAGTTATCTTCTATCTCAAGTTCTTGGATATCAACGTCATCAACACCGCGCTCAATAGCCATGTGTTAGCCCCACTTCCTTTCCCACTTCGTCATCGAAGTCGATTTCTTTTTAGCCTTGACCTTGGCTTTCGGCTTGCGAACAGCACCACCCTTCTTCATCTTCAACATGCGAGGGTTGTCTTTCTCAGGGAAAAGCTCTTCAAGATCGTCTCCCTTTTTGCCCTTCTTGATCATGATCATGATCGAACCTTTTCTTTCGGGCATCTCTTCGGTCAGATAATCCATAAGCTCATCTTCATTTTCACGAAGATCTTCAAGCAATGAATCATCCTTAGAACCCTCAAGAAGGCGCATGACCTTTTTGTACATATCGGTGTTGGACTTCATTTGATTATTCCTTGTCCGCATACAAGTTATCAAAAACTTGGTTTACGTCTAGCGTATAGTCTAAATCAGACTTGCTGTAATGAATATGCTGTGAAGGCTTAAAGTCTGGCGCACCTTCACCTGTCTCAAACCAAGCAGGATGCGTAACTCTAACCCTGTTATT